CGATCCGCCACAAACTCAATATACTGCGACATCATCTTCGCATTCATGCCAATCAGCGAGCACGGCAGAGCATCGCAAATGAACTCCTTCTCCAACTCCACCGCCTCCTTGATGATCTCGTGAACCGTGTCCTCAAAGATCTTTGGTTTCAGCGTGTGGAACAAGGACACGGCAAACTGCGTGTGAAGTCCCTCATCGCGGGAGATCAATTCATTAGAAAACGTCAGACCAGGCATCAGGCCGCGCTTCTTCAACCAGAAGATGGAACAGAAGGCACCTGAAAAGAAGATTCCCTCAACACATGCAAAGCCCACCAGGCGAGTCGCAAAGGACTTGTCGGACCCCATCCACTTTAGCGCCCACTCAGCCTTCTTTTCAATGCAGGGGATAGTGTTGATCGCGTTGAACAACTTAGCCTTCTCCTCCTCGTCCTTGATATAGGTGTCAATCAACAGGGAATATGTCTCAGAGTGAATGCCCTCCATGGCGTTCTGGAAGGAATAGAACAGCTTCACCACCTGGGAATCCACTTCACCCTGGAAACGAGTCACGAGGTTCTCCATGACGATTCCATCGGAACCCGCGAAGAACGCCAGGATGTGGGTAATGAAATGCTTCTCATCTGCGGTAAGCTTTTCCCAGTCAGCATGGTCCTTTGAAAAGTCAATCTCCTCCGGTGTCCAGAAAACCGCTACGCTCTGCTTGTACATCTTGTACAGGTGCTGCTCAGACGGCTTGATCGGGAACAGGGTGAACGACATTGTATATATAGCAGAGAAACCGCCTAAACGAGAAAGTATGGTGTAGACACAATGAGTAGTACAACAAATTTTCAGTCGTATCTACCCTATGTGTTTCGACCCGTATACACATATTCAAACGGGGCATTCACTACGACGATCAACTTAAGCAACATCAACACGATGTCAGCGAACATCGCGTCGTTTGGTCAGGTGAACATTGGTGACAGCAACGCGAATGTATATATTGGTTGCAACGCTGGAAACAGTCCATCAAATGCAACTGCTTACGTAACGTCGAATAACTCAAGTCTCGGCGTAAACTCGGCTGCGGGGGCATGTAACGTGCTCAACTCGGTGTTCGCAGGCACGTTTTGCGGTGCGAATGTTCAGAATATCTCGAATTCATTCTTTGCCGGATACTTTGCTGGGTTTTCAAACACATCCAATACAAATTGCATATTCATCGGGGCATCGAACTCAGTCAGTGTTAAGAACACGAGCAATTCGATTAATATTGGAGGAAACTCAACCTCTGTAACGAGCAATTCGTGGAATATCTTTATCGGAACCTCGAATAGCAATGGCGGGTCGAGTAACATCATGCTCGGTTCTCTGTCAAGTAATGTCGGCTCTAGCAACATTATCATTGGCAATGGATCCGTCAGCCCTGCGTCTGGAAATAACAATGTTATTTTAGGAGCTAGCGTGGCACCTCCGTCGTATACTCTTGCAGATGGAACAACTGTGACCATTCCTTCGGGATTCAGCAACAAGTTCTTTTTAGGAAAGGGTAGCAACATCTTGATGGCCGGTGATTTCTCAAATAAGGTTATCTCGATCGGGACAACGAACACAAGTGTAAATACGTGCAATTCAGCCTATCCGAACTTTACATTGAGTAACATCTCGCTTGATGTTGGTAACTATGCACGGTTTCAAAAGGGTCTGTCAATCGGATGTGATCCGGGAACATATACGCTCGACGTCAACGGACAATTCCGTGCCACAGACGGTTGGGGGCAGATCGCGTTCTCGAACAATTTCAACAGTACTGGATTTAGCAACTCGTTCGTTGAGATGAAGCCAGTGTATCCTGGAGGTACCATGACTGTGAACGTAACTGGTCAACTGCTTGTATCAAGTAACGTAGTCGTGTCTGGGTTGACGTCTTCTGCAGGATACTACAGTGCAAAAGGTTCGGTCACAGCTACATCGACAATTTCAAACGTTACAAGGCCTGGTATGCTGATCGTTGTACTGACAGATGGAACAGCTATAAATTATTACACAACGACCTACATAGTAAACAGTGCTGGGGCAAGCCTTACGAGTTATGCAACAAACTCGAATAGTGCATGGGTATCGACGAGTGTAGCATCATCAAACGTGACGATTACGACCGGAACGGGTATCACGTTTCCTATTTATTACAACATCACGTCGTTCCCGACAGTCTAACCGTCATCTTGCGTATCGATACAGACGAAACACCTGAGATCGTCGAGATCTCTGCGAGACGTCCGCCTAGAACATGAGACACAACTCCGGCTACGATTGTCTTCGGAGTGTGTTCCATCTCAGGTAGCTTGTTCAGAAGCAGTAAGACTGCATCGCGGTCTGTATCAGAGATATTCAGGTCGGCACAGATTCGCTCAGCGATTCCCAGTTGTGTATTTAGGACACTCGACACTTCTCCACTGAATCGACTCAGACCCTTACACATCGCACGAATGGAGACGTGAAACAGTCCCGCAACTTCTTCATGTGTTCGCGTCGCATTGTGCTGACGACACGCAGTAAACACCGCACCTGCCATCAATGCCCTGCGTGTTTCTCCACGTGACTTCCGTGCGTCCTCGACCTTCTTGAACAGTGAACATGCATCGTGAATGATTGCCTTCGGTAGACCGATGCGACTACATGACGCCTGAATTGCATCAAAGATACCCATCCACGATCTCTCTCCATGGCTCGAAAACGACCATGCAGAAAGCCTCGCAATTGACTTTGCTTCCTCCGACTGACCGGGAATCCTACGTCGCATCATCATCGACCCGTAGGAAGAATCGGGGAGTAATTCGTTGATGATGCCACCTGTGCGGGACGGATCGTCTTCCGTGTTGGCGTAGACTCGCCATTCAGCCCCTTCGTCGACAATACTTCCCAGAATCGTTCCACAATCTGTGCAAACACGCTCCCCATCATCACACGAAACGGTTGCATGTTCACAGTTCATGAGACTATGGTACTGTGTGAAGATGACTTTTCGTTTTCTCAAAAACTTGCTTTATTTCATTCAACGTCCTTCCATACTTTCCGAAGGCATATATCCGAAATGTGTCCCTGTCGTACGCCAAGAGACTTCGCGATAGAAGTCTGAGTTTCTCCCGATGCGTATCTGTTGCGGATATCTCGTATTTGATCATCTGTGTATTTTGCCGATGGATTTCGAGTTCCGGTTAATAATGTTCCGTCTCTTATTTTGTCGTCTAGATTGTTCTTTCTCGCCGTCCCAAGTTCGAGATGTGCCGGATTCACACATTTTCGCCCACAAGTATGTAGTACCCATAAGCCCGTTGTGATTTCTCCTTTCCACTGACTGTATGCAAATCTATGTGCATGTATACTTTTCTTCCCGATCGAAAACATGCCGTACCCATTCGGACTTTTGCCACCGGTCCATTCCCAACATTCGTTAACGTCGACCGGTCTATAAACTCTTTTCATGAATCTCTCTTCCATGGTATCCAGGTTATAAACATGGTAGAACTCATTTTCAGTTAGAATTCATATTCATGCTCGCCAATGTCAAAGGATCGTATGCCATAGGGCGATAGTTCGTGAGCAATGTGGGCCGTCCACGATGTGTCTGCTGCTTTGTCCACGAAATCAGAAGGTAGTCGTTGTTCACCGGCCAGACACTGAATCCAGACTCAGACAATGTAGCAATCAGGTAGTCACGGGCTTCGGACAACTGAAACAGTGGATATCCAAAGACAAACTTCGGAATCTCGAACACGATATACGGTGCGTCGGGTGAATGAATGGCCTGTTTTTTGATCTGGGCGTAGAGTTGTCCTAACACGGGCCGCATCGCTGACATACGACGTTCGCGTTGATTTTCTTGTTCTTGCCATACATCTTTAGCTTTCAGCATCGTTGTTCTTATCAACTAGAATGTTCCGCTCGATTGCACTCGGTGGTGGTGGAATTCGTGGGTTCCTGATTCTAGGGGCATTGAAAGAGATCGACCAACGGCAGGGACTGGTTTTTCCAGATGGTATATACGGCTGCTCGGTCGGTGCAGTCATCGCAACGGGTATAGCGTTCGGCATGGGCTACAAACAGGCAGAGGAGATCTGCATGAAATATGTGAACACGTCGGGGTTCCTGCCTTCTTTTCGACATGCGACGATTCTCGCCTTCATGCAGAAAAAGGGTCTCTTTACGATGGATCTGATGGAGGAGTTGTTTCTGACAATCTTTGATGCTGCGAACATTGACCTGCGTGGAAAGGTGATCTCGGATGCCCCGCAGAAGCTCTACATCCTAAGCTCGAACATTACGACACAGAAGCCGACGATGTTGACTGGTAACATTCCTATTCTCGCAGCATTAAAGGCATCCTGTTGTCTTCCCTTCATTTATCACCCCCAGATGATCCACAATCAGCTCTATCTCGACGGTGGTGTCTATGCAGAGAACATGTACGATGTTGTCCCGAAAGGTACCCTTGTGGTCGATATCGCACATATCAAGCAGGCTATCTTTCCATCTACGTTGGAGGCGTTTTCAATCTTTGACATGGTTCGCACATTGTGGGCAGGTCTTCGCTCCATTCGGGTTCACAACGATTCTCTGCGTCTGCACATTGACGGAATTCACATCCTCGACGAGTTGAAGGATGAAGACAAACTTCGCATGATTGAAGCAGGTCAGTTACAGGCGATGAGGTTCCTTACCAAGCGTCTCGCGAAGGAAGGCAAGGACAGCGTCCTTAGTGATAGCACGATTGAAGTCGTAGATTCCACTCGAGGTCTCGAGCTTGATTGTGGGGTATCCCATGACCTCGTAGAGTGACGCAGTCTTCGGATCCTTCTCTGCGTCGACATCCACGGTTTCAATGGTTGTCTTGCCGAACACTGGCGATGTGCTGAGTTCTGCCTTAATCTTCTCCCACTCGGGCATGGCCTTCTTCGAGTGACCGCACCAGGTTGTGTAGAAGAAATAGAGACGTCCCTTGTCCGCCGCAATCTCCCGCTTCGGTTGAGTCTTCCAGAAACGGTATGCGATCACTGCGAGGAGGAGGATGATAGCGGCTTCGATCCACATTGTTGAAAGAAGCGAGAAATTGTGCGTTGTTTTTCATACCAGATACGATAGGCTTCCTCAGCAGATACCTCCTCCTTGATCTGGATCCACGCGATATCCGTGGTCATGCGTTCGGGTTCATAAGGGCGTGGATGAACTTCCATCCAACGACCTTGAAAACAGAGTAAGGGGTTATTCATTGATACTAAGAATAGTAGATAAGGGTAAATGGAAGCGGTGGCTAAGGCTGCGATGGCGGTTCTATTGAACTATGGAGTTCATTATGTAGCCATGACCGCCCATAACCGGATGTGCATGCCGCACACGCTGCGGGAGTTAGCCCAGGCGATGTTTCTGACTGCGAGTCCCGCATGTTCAGCATTGTTGACAGTGGGTCAGCATACTCAGAGTGCGTATGCGAGTGCGATTACAACAGGTGTCGTGACGCTGGCTTACACCTTCAGTCCGCCGCTCGGGAAACCGACCAGCCCGGCACCGATACCGAATCCAGCACCCGTGCGGGCCGACGCACCGACGCTCGGGGCGTAGATGTCCAGGATCGCGAACGTCGCAGTGGCAACCAGGGCGATCATGCCAACCTCGGACATCTTGAGCGTCTTGCCGGGGAGGACATACGCGGCGATGGCGACACTCAAACCTTCTAATGCGTACTTGACCAGACGCATCACGAGGTCGCTCACATCAACACCAGAGGGAGTAGGCTTAGGCTTAGAATCCATTTATCAAGACAGTGCGAAGATTTTTACAATCCAGAAGAGGCAGGGGTGTAAAACTTGTATCCGATCGCACCCACGCCAACAACCCAGATGGCCCACCACGGGATGAGGCCCGAGAGGAAACGAAGGACAACGAAGAACACCAGGGCATGGACGACGGCCGTCAAGATATCGCCGTGCGTGCTTGAAGGCAGCGACAGAAGGACACCAGGCGTCAGGGCAACGAACAGCAACGCGGTCGTCAGGAGGTCATACATTTATACACTGCGTAGAAAGGACTTTCAAACTACTCAACATAAAGAGTAAATGCCTAGCACCCCTCACACTCTTCCGAAGACCGATGATGACGGAACTGCTGTTGACTTTTTGGATGAGGACCCGGAGATCCCGACGCAGAAGTATTGCATCATCTCCTTTCTCAGCCCTGAGAAGGTGATCAAGCAGAAGGAGCATTTCATGTTTGAGCGGTTCATCGAGTGGATGGACTATGAGTGGAAGATCAAGGGTATGGAGAAGTACATGGCGTTTCTCTCGAAGAAGTACGACCTCAAGATCGATGACCTTCTGAAGGATGCCCAGGACTTCGCGAAGGTTCACCACGAGGACGTGAAGAAGACGGACATTCACGAGCAGTTTGCGGTGTTCCAGTTGAAGAACGAGAAGGACTTGCAGGAGATGTATGATCAGAAGGTCGACTTCCAGACAAACATGCGTGGCGTCAAGGTCCGTCGTTGCTTCTCGACGGTCGAGGAGACGCAGATGTTTGCGAAGGTGTTGCAGCGTCGCTACCCGAAGGACAACCTGTTCATCGGTAAGGTCGGTGCGTGGCTGCCGTGGGACCCCTCGGAGCATCTGATGCCGGAGGTCGAGTATGCCGAGAAGGAGCTGAACGAGCTGATGCGTAAGTACAAGGAGAACGAGGTGAACAAGGAGATGTTCTTCGCCGATCAGCGTGAGGAGTCCATCAAGAAGCAGAAGGAGGAGAATGAGCGTCGTCGTAAGGCGAACGCGGCAGAGAAGGCATTGGAGGATGCTTCGCAGGCTGTCCATCCGACGGAGGGGGTGCTGCGTGAGTAAAATATTGGTTTGAAATAAGATGGATCAGGAGGCGATAGCGAAGCGGAACATGGGGTTTGCATCGGACTTACCGGGTGAAAGGCAGGATGCCCGTGTTTACAACCCTTTTTCTCGTAGGGGTGCTCCAAGTTCCACGATGGCATTAAACAGTCAGAGGAATAAGGCGGCACGGGCTGCTCAGGCCGCCCCAGCACCTGCCCCGGAAGATTCGTCTGATAAGATGGAGGATATCGCCGCCCGTCGTCGCAGCGAGCGGATTGCCGCAGCAGGACTCGCAAAGCAGCAACGCGAAGAGACCGCTGCTGAGAAGGCAGCGTGGGATGCTGAAGTAAAGAAAGAGGCTGCTGAGGGTAGAAAGTATAAGAAGGCACTGGCAATTAGGGTCCGAAAGCTCCATGCAAAGGCAACTGTTCAGGAACTTCTCGATTTAGTGGATATCCTTGCTCGTGCAGGTGAGAAGTCGGCATCGGTTGAGGTCATGGCGATGGCAGACGAGAATGCAGAGGCTGAGGAAGAGGCTGAGGAGAACGATAAGATTCTCGTGATTGGGCTCACCGAGTTCATTGAGGAAGGAATTAAGCTCGGTGAAGGTCTTCGGTATACGGGGGACAAGAAGAGCAATGCTGTTTTACTCGCGTCTTCCCTTCTTGAAGAGATGGGTGCCCCTGTTCCAGAGGATCCTCACTTTAAGGATTTGAACTATGGTGGTCGTCGTCGCAAGACCAAGAAGGTCAAGAAGTCCCGCCGCAAGACCAAGCGGGGAGGATTCGATCCTACAAATCCGCCAACGAAAGGTACTAAACGCGACCGTGATGGGAATCCTATCCCACCGCTCCGAGTTCCGGGTGGACTCCGCAAGACCAAGCGTTCTCGCAATACTCGCCGTTAATCCTTCTCCTTACGCACCCACACAGAAGGACCCGCGTTCTTCTTTTTCATGGTCGCAGCATTGTACTCGTCCGCTGCAAGGATAGCGGAATGGAACGGTTGATTGTTCGCCCACAATGAAGAGTCACACATCTTGAAGGGCGGGTGATCAGCAGCCTTATACCAAAACACCTGGTCTTCCAGCTTGTTCGAACTTACGTTATTACATATCACCAGGCACTCGAAGTTCTCAGTACACTGGTCCATAAAAGTACAAAACATCTCAAACGTCGGAAACATACCTGCGTAATTCTCGTAGATCCTACGGCGATTACCCAAGATATTCTCACGAAGAATGAACACAAAATCTACGTTCGTACGGAGGTTCGGCGTAATACCGAGCGGATACTGCATGGTGATGATTGTCATCATGTCAATGTGACGCCCGTTCATGAACACATATCGCGTAGACTCCTCCTTAATCCAGGTCGAATCGTACAGACAGTCATCAAGAATCAGGAATGCCCTAGGGTCAATGCTCGATTGTCCACCACCAGCATTCTTCGCCTTGTTACGATTCTGCTTGACATTCATCTGTCGCTTGATCACATTCATCACAATCGAAGGTGAATACTTATCGTGAATGAACTTTGAAGGTACCATATGTTGAAAGAACTCGTTCGCAACCTCTGTACCCGAGATCACGGTTCCAACTGGGAAGTCCTGCTGAGTGTTATACAGAATATCACGCACCAAGAAGGACTTTCCCGTGTCCTTCTTACCGATGACGACGATCATCGGACTTTTGCGAGAATCAATCTCGCAACGGTCTTTTAACATGTTGATGTCGAACTTTCGCAACTGGAAGTTCATTGTTCTGACCCGCAGAAAGTGTTCCGCGTCTACTTACGATGTTTCATTACCAGCCCATACACACAATGGTGAAGGATTTGAGGACCCAAGCCGTCGAGTTGAAGCTTCATCGCTTGCAGAAGTTACAGGCAGCCGCATGGAACCTTACCCATGTTCAGCCGTTTTTTCCTTCGCTCGAACAGTTGTTCAAGACGGAGAAGTTGACAGCGATGTCTGAGTATGGTGTGAAGCTACCGGAAGAGATCGACTCGGTTGTGGATGCGACTCATATCAAGACGACGAAGGGACAGACAGTTGAAGTTCATCGCAAGACGACGATGATTCTCAGTCCATTCAAGACCATGAAGGGTGAGTATTCCGCACTCAGTTTGCCGAAGCCCGCTGAGACTGCGAAGGGGTACTCGGAGCAGATGCAGAGTCCCCATACGGCTGCCTATGTGGGTGCGTTGGCGTCTGTTGTTCTGTCCGAGTGTCAGCACTTTCCCCGTGTCTACGGTGTCTACGCCGCAATGGCAACGAAGCACGAGATGGACATCTCGGATGATTATGAGGATCTCTGCGATCGCAAGTGGTTTGTTGACAACATCGGAAAGACGTTTGAACTGCGTCTGCGTTCGATGGGTGGAGAGACATTCACCCACACGCGTGGACGTCGTGCAGCCGTTCAGGTTGAGGATGATGAGATCAATATTGATACAGAGGACATTGATACCGATCACGTCGATGAGCCGAACTCGTCTGGGGTTGTGGAGGAGTACGAGATTCCTACGGATTCCGAGTGCACGGACGAGGATGAGGACGATGATGTAGACGTGTTTGACATCGAGTCATGTACATGCGAAGACGACGAAGAGGAGGGTGAGGAAGAGGAAGGAGAGCCGTTTGCGTGGGCGACGTTCTCCGATGTTCCGGTTGTGACGACGGTCATGGAGAAGTGCACTGGAACCTTTTACGATCTGTTGAAGACGTCGGATGACCCGGAGCGTCATACTGCATGGGTTGCCCAGATTGTGTTTGCCCTTGCGTATGCCCAGCGTTCGTTCGGGTTTGTCCACAATGACCTCCACGGCAACAATGTGATGTACGTTCCCACGTCGGAGGAGTTCCTGTATTACAAGCACCACGGAGTTGTCTACCGCGTTCCGACGTTCGGTGTTCTGATCAAGATCATCGACTTTGATCGTGCTGCGTTCTCGGTTCGTCTTACGGGAATGAAGGAGCCTCGCTTCTTCCTGAGTTCTCAGTTCAGGGGAGACGAGGAGGCTGCGGGTCAGTACAACGTCGAGCCGTTCTACACCTCGACACATCCTCGAATCCCGCTCAATCCCTCGTTCGACCTTGCGAGGTTTGCGTCGGCGGTGTTCTGGGATCTGTTTCCGAATGGACCGAAGGAGGAGACCACACATCCACTGTTTGAGTTGTTCAAACACTGGACGTCGCTTCCCGATGGCTCATCCGTGATTTTCCGCAAGAAGGGTGACAATCACGACAGGTATCATGGATTTGACTTATACAAGGCAATTACGAGGTATTTGAAGGAGTCAGGGGTGCCTCGACGCGAACTCGGGAAGTTCGGACAGTTTGTTGGGACTGCACCTCTCACGGCAAGTGTTCTAGTGATCGTGGATTAACTTACTTGCCGACGGCATTGTACACCATCTTGTGCGTCAGAGCCCACACGAGGGCGAAGACAACGGCGTGCGTCAGGGCAACCGTCGTGCGGGAGCCGCCCGGGGGCAGGGAGACAAGGATACCCGGGGTCAGAACAAAGAACAGAACGGCGGCATAGAGAGACATGTACATTTTTATTATGAAGTTAAGAAAGTTTTAGAACGAGGGCTTTCCAGTGAACATGTCCTGAACAGCTGAAATGACAGGCTCTGCCGCATCGCTTCCACCCAATGCATATAACACCCCGCTCGTCAGCACCGCCGCACCGCCGCCGACCTTTGTGGCATCCGACATGTCAATCGGCTGGTCCTTTCCGCGACGGTCCATCACATACAGAAGGATCGCCACAACGACAACTGCACCCACAATCATTCCATACGAATAGAGGTCGGACATTTGTTTCGGAGTCTATTTTTTTATACACAAACTCAAACGAGTTTATAGATTGAGCGACACTGTCTCCGATGGCTCGAGGTTCACCGACTCATCGTCTTCAGTATCAAACTCAGAATCATCAAGTTGGATGTCGTCTCCGAGAGACAGCGGAGGCGGCTCATCGTCCTCATCCTCATCAAACTGAACTGCCTTAGGCTCCGGGGCCTCAACGAGTGCAGGCTTGATGGCCGGCTCCTCCTTGACAGGCTCGGGCTCGGGAACCGGTGCGGGCGGAGGCGTGTTGTCCGTCTGGAAATACGCCTTGCTGATATCCTTCCATGGGATGAAGCTATCAATGACCTCATTCATCGCACCTCCAATCATCGTCTCGATGTCGCGACGATTGCGGGCCTGCTGCTCCGACGTGACTCCAACCGTCTTGAAAAGATAGGCAGAACTCCACGACTGACGGGCCGCGTGCTTGTAGAGCTGGTGAACGAAGGTATCAATCGACGGACGCTGGAAGTTGATCTCAACATGGGTCTTCTCCATCTGCTGTAACGTCGCGAACGCACGGATGTAACTGACAAATACACCGAGGAGAAGATCCTCCATGTACTCGCACTTTGACACAGTTACGATACGCTCGACCTCCTTCTTCAGTGTCTCGGGCGTCCACTTCGGGATCTGTGTCAAAAGGTTCTGAAACGTCTTCAGGATCTGGTCTGGCTGGCTGTTACGCTCACAGGCTGCCTTGGCGGAATCGTAGATACTCCACAGTCCGTCCGCCACATGAGGCACGAGCACACGCGTTAGATTCTCACGAAGGGTCTGCTTCACAAACTCAGTCCCCATTTATTTACATGCGAGTCAATGAGTTTCAGTAATAGGACGCATGCAGTTTGTTCTAGTCTTGATGATTCGAAACGAAGAGAAGATCTTGCTTCGCTGTCTTGAAGCTGTTTCAGACCTTGTCTCTGCGTTCTGTATCTGCGACACTGGTTCGACCGATTCATCATGTGAGATTGCTACCGAATTTTTGAAGACACATGACGGATGTCTGACACAGGAGACATGGAAGGACTTTGGGCACAACCGGACCCTGAGTTTCCAGAATGCACAGACGTATCTTAAGAAGGAGGGGTGGGATCTACCTAATACCTACGGCCTTCTCATTGATGCCGATATGATCTTCGTAGCGAAGTCGTTGAAGACGACCAAGCTTGATCATGAGGGATACACGGTCGTTCAAAAGGCAGGTAACCTTGAGTATCCGAACACGAGACTTGTTCGCATGGACTACAATTGGAAGTGCAAGGGTGTGACCCACGAGTATTGGGATGGACCCACGAAGCACTTGGCGTCTTCAGTCTGCTTCATCGATGACCGTAATGACGGCGGTTGTAAGGCCGATAAGTTCGAGCGTGACATGCGACTCCTTGAGCGTGGTCTTGAAGAGGAGCCGGAGAACGGTCGGTACATGTTCTATCTCGCCCAGACGTACAATGGTCTTGGAAAGTTGAAGGAGTGTATCGCTTTGTATAAGAAGCGTATTGCGGTTGGAGGATGGGAGGAAGAGCTATGGTACAGCCACTATATGATCGGCAAGTCATGGCTTGCTCTGAAGAACATTCCCAAGTTCGAGGAGTGGATGCTTCGTGCATATGAGCGGAGACCGACTCGTGCTGAGCCGATCTACCAGTTGGCGAAGTATTTCCGCGATGTATCTCAGCACCACAAGGCGTATCATTACACGCAACTCGGTCTATCGATCCCGCTCTCTACTGATGCCCTCTTCGTAGAGACGGATGTCTACAAGGGAATGTTTGAGTACGAAGCCTCGATTCTGCTCTTCTACATCGGTCAGGCCCAGAAGGGTCTTGATATGTCAGTTCGGTACATGTTGAATGACAGGCAACATATGGACAGTGTCTATAACAACCTTCCGTTCTACATCGAGCCTCTTCCCTATTCGTCGAAGGCCCATCCCATTGCACGCGATGTGTTTGGAGAGGACTATCACCCGACATCTGTCTCGTTGTTCCGACTCAATGGAAAGACGATGCACAATGTGCGATTTGTCAACTACGTGATCAATCCGCAGACGGGTAGCTATCTCATGAAGGAGAACGGGATTGTAAGTGAGAATTACAAGGTCAGGACTCAAAATGCCTTCTACGATCCCGAGACGGGCGAGGTTGTGAAGATGCGAGATGACTCAGTCACACTCCAGCGACGCGATAACCGTATCGTAGGTCTTGAGGATGTGCGTGTGTATACGAACGCCTCTGGGACTCTGTGCTGTACGGCAACCTCGTGGGAGTACACCGAAAAGATCCGCATCTTTCAGTCTGTATATGACCCGATTCAGGGTCTATATTCGGACTGTCGTATTCTGAACTCTCCGGGAGAGCAGGAGTGTGAAAAGAACTGGTTACCGATTGATGGAACGAATGATGTGATCTATCAGTGGAATCCTCTTCGAGTTGGAAAAATCAACGGCAATGACCTTGCGATTCATACGCATCATGAGACACCGTGGTATTTCAAGCATTTCCGTGGTTCAGCCGTTGCGTTCCAGCCACCCCAGCACCGTGGAGAGACCTGGGCATTGGTTCACACAGTTGAGTACTGTCAACCTCGCAAGTACTTCCATCTGTTTGTGCGAATGGGTGAGAACTACAAGGTAAAAAGTATTAGTCGTCCGTTCGTGTTCCGTGCGAAGACGATTGAGTATTGTATTGGATGTCAGCCTGACCGTGCATTCACGACTCTGACCTGTGTGTTTTCCACCATGGATGATACACCTCGTATCATGGAGATTCCCATCTCGAGCCTTGAGTGGATTCAAGTGTAGAGGTGACGCCACGACTCGTTGATTCCCGTTGTTGTGTCCTTCAGAATGTGACGGGCTGTATCCACATCGATTGTGCAGGGCAGCGTGATCTTCTTGTAGAACACATACTCCTTCGCTGTGTTCTCGTCGGCGATTCGGAGAAGATTGATGCGTGTCACCAGCGACTCAACCGATCGAATCAAATTACGAACACCCTCTTCCTCCTTACTGAAATCCTCAATCAGAAACTTCACTGCCTCATCTGTCAGAGTCAACTGGCTCGTCAGCTGAACGCGTTCCAGGATCTGCGGCCAGATGTACTTCGTCAGAATGTTCTTCTTGTCCTCGGCATTGTAGCCTGAACAGGTGATCACCTGCATACGGTCTCGCAGAATCGGATGGACCTTCGACTCATCGTTGAACGAGAAGACGAAGAGACACTGGCTCAGATCAAAGTCCACACCTGCGAAGTAACGGTCATGAAACTGGCTGTTCTGCGACCTGTCTGTCAGGTGGATGAGCATGCTCACGATTTCATCACCGTGGGCAGTCGTTGATACCTTATCCAGCTCATCAAAGTACATCACCGGATTCATGCAGCGAGATGTGATCAGGGCATCTGCGATACGACCGCACATCGATCCCTCGTAGGTGAAGGAGTGACCCACAAAGTTCGCAGCATCCGATGATCCACCGAGAGAGAAGAACTCGAACGGTCGCTGAAGAACCTGGGCGACACCGTTCTTGGCAATGCTCGTCTTACCCACACCAGGTGGTCCCTTCAGGGCAATCACATTGCCCAATGAACCCGGGCTGGAAATCCACTGTGCCAGCGTCTGCATAATCTGTGTCTTAGCCATGGGCATACCGTACACGGCCTTGTCCAGCATGTCACGCGTGTTCGACAGGAACTTTGCACACGGCTCAGGTCCATCAGACAGCTTGACCGGAAGAGTCACCATCTTTCCGAAGGGAATGCGAAGGAATGACTCGACCCATGAGCGAAGCTTGTATCCCTCCGAACCATCCATCTCATTGAGAATGTCGATCTTCTTGATCACACTCGCCTTCAGGGAATCGGGAATCGGGAGTTCAAGTACGCGGAACTTGAACGGGATGTCACCCTCGTTCACAAGACCAGAGATACGCTTCATCTGCTCGTTGAGCTTACGCCTCTTGGACTTCGACAGGTCACCGTAATACTCCTCCTCGTCCTCGTTGAGTTCGATGCTAGGAGACTCCGGCTCACGCTGCTTGCGACGACCCGTTCCATGATTACTGCCGTCGACATACTTCTTCATGAGGTGGGAGATGAACTCGTCCTCTTCCTCCTCGGACTCAGGCTCGGACTCGGACTCAGAATCCTCCATGACAAGCTTGGTCTTGCTATCGACGTTGGTATGGATGTGAAGCTTCACGGACACAGTCGACCCCTTAGGCAGCTTGATGACGGGGACATCTTCTTCCTCTTCTTCCTCCTCTTCCTCTTCCTCTTGCTCTTCCTCCTCTTCTTCCTCTTCCTCTTCGTCGATGTCAGGCTCGTAGTCTTCGTCTTCCGAGGATGCCTCCGACTCTGGGTCAGATTTCAGGGTCTCATCCTTGACCCAGGTTGTCCTAGACTTGAGCTTTCGAAGGTTGTACTTACTCGGCATCTTGCTGCCTCACAAGTAAAAAAAACGAAACTTATCCGTTTTTTGATTGAGTATAACAATGAGTGACCTCGAGGCGATTAAAGAAGTCGTGGACAGGCAGACTGAAGCACTTGCACTCAAAGACGCGGCTGACCCGGCGGTTAAGAAGTCAACAACTATTGTCGAAGAGTTTCTGAAAGCCCACAGGGTCTTATGTTACGGTGGCACGGCGATCAACAACCTCCTTCCCGCAAAGGACCGATTCTATACCCCGAGCGAGGTACCGGATTATGATTTCTTCAGCGAGACCCCGCAAGAACATAGTGTGATCATCGCAAACAAGCTATCGGCGGCTGGTATCGAGAACGTCGAAGTGAAGCCAGGTGTTCATCTGGGAACCTACAAGGTCTTCGCAGACTTTCACGGCGTAGCAGACATCACACTCTTAGCCCCCAAGGTGTTTGACAATCTGTGGAAGGAGAAGCTGAACCGTCACGGCATTCACTACGTTCCCCCGAACTTCCTTCGCATGTCGATGTACCTGGAACTCAGTCGTCCCGATGGCGACATCTCTCGCTGGGAGAAGGTCTACACACGTCTGATGCTTCTCAACAAGCACTACCCGATCGTATGTAGGGATACGATTGTTCCGCCAGAGGAGATGTCGATTGAACAAAAGAAGGCGGCGGTTTCGATGATGAAGCAGCATGATGTAGTGATGATCGGATTTTCAGCAATGACGCGATATGAGAACAAGGCCCACTGGTATACGCCTCTGACACTGTTGGCAGAGAAGGAGGTGATCGATCAGGTGAGCAAGGGTAAGAAGACGCTTGAACACGAAGAGACGGAGATCATGCCTCGTCGCGTAGATGTACTCGACGAGAACGGTGGGATCTTGTATCAGTTCTATGAGACTCAGGCATGCCACAGCTATCACACGACCGGGGATGGCCTCAAGATCGCAAGTATTCCCACTCTGTTGCAGTTCTTCTTAGCGTTGATCTATTCGGGTGAGCCAAAGGACGAGGTCACTCGCATTCTGTGTGTTGCACAGCGTCTGATGGAGTTGGCGGCGAACAAGCCGAATCGTACTCTCGCACTCTTGACCCCAACATCATGTCTGGGTAAACAGCCGAGTTTGCTTGAATTACGTCGTGAACGTGTTGATTTGTTTAAGAAGATCAATAGTAAGTCATCGCCCGACTTCGTCCAGTACTTCTTCACCTATAATCCGAAGGCAAAGAAGACAGAGCGGAAGAAGATTAGGGAATTACTGAAGAAGACCAGGAAGGCCAGAATGGATGTTTAATTGGGAGTAGGGATCGTGTTCGGGATTGTCACAGATGTGTTGGCTAGGTTCTTTGTTACACCAGGAGTCAGACCGAACGGTGTTCCAGCGACAGGGACGCCATTAACTCCACACTCTCGCAGACCCTTCTGAACCTCGAGGATGAACGAATAGCTATTCTGGATTCCCTTCGAGCGATACGCATTCACTCCAACATATCCAGATGCGGCCGGTACGTTTGTCGTGAACACATGCCGTAGTTTCTTCTGTGTAGTTATATCTGACGCATCGCGAATCACCATTCCGTTAAGTCCCGTAAGAGTTGAACCGTTTGGTCCTCCAGAACTCATTTATTACCCCCTCATATTTTATCGCCCTGTGTACCAGGACAAATCGAGATACTGTCCGGAGGAAGGTTCCTTGATCAGAGAGGCAGGTGGTGCAGAGGCCGCGTGTACAGATACCTCCGTGGGTGAGAGCGAGCGTGAATAATACGTTACGCCTCCGACCTGTCCATCGAAACCACGAAGCTCGGAACCGATCTGAACAGCTTCGTCCACCTGTTTAGGAAGCTGGGTCAGTGTGTGGTGCTGACGCAGAATACCGTTGATATAGATATCCGCGGTATATTGCGTGACCACGACTGCAAAGTGAATCCATTTCTGGGCAGGGATGTTCGAAACCAGAATAGATTCAGACGCACCATATGTGTTCACAACAACCAGAATCGAGTTTGACGTCGAGTCCAGATAAAGACCGGGACAGTCACCGTGTGTGAAGATAAGGCGACGTTTTCCATACCCGTATGTGAAATCATTGACTTCAAACCACCCCTCGAAGCTGAACGTTGCACCTTCAGCCTGGTTAAACGAACGAGGTAGCGAAAGTGTTGACGAATAAGGAACCTTTCCACTCTGTGTTGATGTCTGAATCTGGACCGCAGTTGGGTCCATGGGTTTTGAGAAAACATACGCTGCAACTCCTCCTAAGACAACGACTCCAGCAGCTCCCAGGGCAAGAGACTCCATTATCCCTTACTTAGAAACAAACCCCCTTGAACTCAGACGCAATCCTGTGCGGGCAGGCTTCGCAGGAACAAGCAATGCTTTCACCCACTCGTCGTAGGTATGGGTTTTCTGATACTCAATCACCCTCGGATCAACTGCAACGTTAATTGTGTACAAGTACTGAACTCGCGTAGAAGGTGTCTCATGTTTCAATATACCCGTCTTTGCGAGATCAATGGTCCACTTTAGATCCTCACCGCGTGTGGCATCCTCAAAGGTAGCAAGTCGTGCAAATTCGGTCAGCATCGGATTGAGGTGATTCGGAGGGCGAACAAACATATTGTCAATATACATCGATCCAGTCAACGGATAGCGAATACTATGAACGAAGGTATGGCCGCCCATGTCTCCACGTATCATCATGACGTCGTGTCCAGAAGTAAAGCATGACAGAAAGTCTTCGAAATAAGCATCGGTCACTGAATCATCGTCGTCAACGAAGGCAACGTACTTTCCAGTTGCCCGCTCCAATAGGAGTCGTCGCTTCATCCCAACACTCATCTGGCGGTTGTCTCGCAGTTCGTTGATCTCCAACCGCAACCCTGGGCATATTCGTGCAAACTGTTCGCGGAGTGACAGCACGAGGGCTGTAAACTGCGGTAGTCGCTCGACAAGGGTGGGGATCAAGATCGACAAATCACATGAATAGACCTTGCGAGAGATGTATGTTCGCAAGTCCTGTTCAAAGTATTTTTGATTTCTCAGGTAGAGAGAATCGGCACCCCCATATCCTAATGCGGGATGGCGATGACGGATGATACACAATGGGTTATACACAGTCTTGCTCTTTTCTACACCCTTGCATAGATCGGTTAACTCTGTATCGCAATAGAAGCTCTTGTATTCTCGGGCATACATGGATCCCAATCGCCGATACATCTCGCGACCGTAGATCGACAGAGTATTGAGTTTGTATCCTTGATATCCATCATTGAACCAGAGAATGCAATCAAGGCTTGGTGCTGATTTGCGAATGATGTCGTCGTATCCGTGAATTTCTGGAATCATATCATCAGACACAAGGACGACAAGATCCCATGGATAGTCAACCTTTTCGATATCTGCGTTACATGCCTCGATCTTCGTCTTGTTCTCTCCATAGTACAGTGCTTTCCAGGCAAACTTGTCTATGACTTGGAAAACCTGTCGTTGAACTACTTCATTTGTCATCGTGGTATCATCTACATCGCATGAAATGACAACGCCCATTAGGTCAGGTCGGGAGGCCATGGTAACATATTTGCTAAGAGTTTCAAGTAATTGTTTGGGTCGAGACCTAGATGGGCATTTTAGTAAGATCTTCATTGTTTCTTAGGAGAAGAGAACCATCCAGAGATATCCGAGCTTGAAAGACCACCGACCTCCTTACCGGCACTGTCCTTGACACCGAATACAAACGTGTATCCAAACAGCGAAAGATTAGACAGTCCCGCAGTCGATGACGCGGGCGTTGACATGCTACACGATGTTCCGGCTGCATAGAACGTGGCCGCATTCGCCGGAGACAATGGAGTTGGTGAGCTGTGGATTGAGCACACAGACCCAGAGAAGCCACCGTTCGCACCCACGATGATGTCTCCGATCGCAGGCTTCGGGATTCCGGGTAAGACGCATGACTTCACGAGGAGACCGTTGATGTAGACATCAAGGTTACGCTGGAAGATGGTCACGGAGACGGAGAACCATGACTGAATCGGAACGTTCTCCACTGAGCAAATAAACGTCTCGCCATTTCCAGTGTCGGTCGTACTCGTGTTTGACCCAGACGAGTAGACGCTCACAGCCACATCAAGCGTGTTATCGGTCGGGTGAAGACTGATCGCGGGACTGACGATTCCAGGGCGTGTAGGATCGACTCGCTTGATGATCGGTTTCGAACTCCCGTACTTGTAGTCCCAGTCTTTGATATACATCCAAAATTGTAGCCCGCTATCGGTTCCTTGAAGCGGTGCATTCGCAGCTGGAATCGTAGAACCGGTCTTGCCATCGATCTGGATATCGCTCGGTGCTGCCTCAGTTGATCCCGATCCCCATGACCACGACCTTCCAATGTAAATGATTGTGATGAGAAGTCCAATCGCGGCCAACGCACCTACAATCGTCATGAACGACGAGCCCTTCGGGGCTGCTGGCGGAGGGGCGAGCATATACGGAGGCTGAGCAGGTTTTGAGACGAAGCCGCCCATATTTATGCTTTACAAGGGAAAGGTATTCAAAGTAACAATGGAAAAACGAACTTCACTGCCGATACGAAATCAAACACCAATGTTCTGCAATAATTGCGGAGAAAAAGGTCACATGTTCAAATTCTGCCAAGACCCAGTCCTTTCATGCGGAATTGCCTTAGTTGACTGCCCTTCGTTGCCGTCTGATCCCGAGACTGTCAAAGTCTTGATGATCCGACGCAAGGATAGTCTGAGCTTTGCGGAGTTCATGCGTGGAAAGTATGATCCTGCCGACGCAGAGTATCTGGGAGTCTTGTTCACGAACATGACCCTGCAAGAGCAGACGATGGTTGTATGCGAATCGTTTGACACGTTGTGGAAGCAGCTGTGGGGGGACGATCATTCATCGCCAGAGTATCTCCTGTCGAAGGAACGGTTTGCAGCGGTTGATCGCGATCAGTTGATGAGAACCTATATGTCCACGTTCAAGGAACCAGAGTGGGGCTTTCCGAAGGGACGACGTGTTCGGTGCGAGTCTGACGTTGAGTGTGCGATTCGTGAGTTCGGAGAGGAGACGAATATCCCTCGCGAAGCCTATACGGTCATGAAAGGTGTGCTGCTTGAAGAGACGTTCACGGGTCTCAACGGAATTCGATACAGACATGTCTACTTTGTAGCGTTGCTGTCAAGCCCCGACCTGGTGAATGTACATCAGAAGATGACCTACATGCAGCGGCGTGAGATTTCTGCGATCGGATGGAAGACGTTTGCCGAATGTCGTGCGTATATTCGCCCTCATCATGTGGAGCGTGAGTCAATGATCGAGGTGCTTGAAAACATTGTTAAGACGTATGAGGACAAGCTGTGATGCCCAGCATCGTTAGACCGGCTGTCTGTGTCCCGAATGCATAATGGAACAACTCGCCAATGACAATCCAGAAGAGAAAGTGAAGAAACACATTCCCACCAAACTCCCAGGCGGTGTAGACTGCCAACATAAGAGTTAACACCGTGTCTGTAATCGCGAACCCCATAAACCGATAGGAATGTGCACCTGTCCCCGGTTCCCCGAAGATGTTTTTGTATGGACAACTCATTGTATTAAGCAAACCTAAAACGTGCGAAGTAAACCGTGAGGCAGTATGCAACCACGCTCAATACAAAGACCCACCACCACACCGGGAACACGGTGGCTTCGCGATCCTCAGTTCCGAACGGACGGATCCGCCCTTCACGCCCAAAGGCGACGGACGGTTTCACATAGAGGAAGGCAGCCATCAGAAACAGATAGATGGACACCATCCAGATGCGATGATTTTTGCGTGTGAGTGGCTCCATTACTTACGGTAGCGACGAGTTTTGCGGGAACGGGACTTACGAGTCTTACGACGTCCTGCGAACAGACCGTGTGGTAACACAAGCTTCTTACTCTCCACCAGGGCAGCAAGAGTGAAAAAGCTATCACCAGACTCATTGACCCCCTCTCCTGTGATTGTCCAGTTGCTACCTGTCACTGTCAACGTTGCCGACTTGCCATCAAACGTCACCTGCTTTGTCTCAGACATCTTGTTATCCTCCACGATAATTTCAACGCAGCACAAGATAATGAGCTTCGTCCTCCCGAACCGAAAGGCGTTCGCGGACTACATTACTCGCATCTTTTTGAAATACCGCAAGGAAGACCGTGATCCTCTTGACGACGAAGACAAGGATGTTGATCTCTGTGCGAAGCAGTCGAATGCACGCGAGATGTTCCCGTATCAGAAGCTGATTCGAGATTACTTGATGATTGAGACACCGTACCGTGGCATCCTGTTGTATCACGGGCTAGGATCGGGTAAGACGTGTACATCCATTGCGGTGGCTGAGTCACTGATGAGCTACAAGAAGGTATGGGTTCTGACACCCGCGTCCTTGCAGCAGAACTACCGGTCTGAGCTTCGTAAGTGCGGTGATCCGATCTTTTCATTCGAGCAGCACTGGCGAGAGCGAACATTGAACGATCAGTCACGGGCAGACGCAAAGGCACTCTCGATCTCCGAGGGATTCCTTGACCGAACAGGCAAGTTCTTCGTGACGATTCCTGGCGAGACTCCGAACTACAAGGATCTGCCAAAGACGGCACAGGATATCATCAAGGCACAGATCGAGGACATCATTTCGCAACGCTTCAATTTTATCAACTACAACGGTCTGTCCAGCAAGAACATTGACAAGTATGTTCCCGAAGGCGAGAACCCCTTTGACAACTGTGTAGTCATCATTGATGAGGTCCACAACTTGATTTCTCGCATCGTCAACTCATCTGATATCGCACGTCGTCTCTACGACGCAATCTATACCGCAGTCGACTGCAAGATCGTCGGACTCTCTGGAACTCCGGTGATCAACCGTCCTAATGAGATCGCCTACTTGATGAACCTCCTGCGTGGACCGATTCAGCAGATCACGATTCCCTTCGCAAAGGCTACGGCGTGGGATGAGGAGAAGATGAAGACTGCCTTCAAAGCCCTTCCAGATGTGGATACGATCGAGTTCAACGCGGTGAAGAAGTATGCCATGATCACACGCAATCCTCCACACTTCCGGTCGATCTATAACGAGGCAGGTGATCGGGTAGCCGTTCAATACAAGAAGGATCTTCCGTTCATCTCAGTTCCGTTAGACTGGGTGACGTCGTGGGCAACTAAGTTCCAGGCGGATGTGGGTTCAGAGATTGCAGTTGATCGCGTGACAGCAGAGAACCTCGAATGTCTTCCCACGAAGTTCGAAGAGTTTTCGAATCTGTTCCTCGATGGTCTGAATATGAAGAACGCACTGCTGTTCTCTCGCCGCATTCAGGGTCTTGTGTCCTACTTCAAGGGTGCAGACGAGCGACTGATTCCCAGGCGTGTGGAGGATGACAAGATGCTTGAAAAGGTTGTGATGAGTCCAGAGCAGTTTGTCCAGTATCTTGATGTCCGTTTCCAGGAGATCAAGATGGATGCGAAGAAGTCCCTCAGTATGAATGACGACGGTGGTACATACCGTGTGATCTCTCGTCTAGCCTGCAACTTCGCTGTGCCTCCCGAGTTGAAGGTTCTGACAAAGAAGGTGGAGAAGGAGTTCAACGATATTGTGAAGGAGACGGATGTTCCAGATAAGCCGGAGATCCTCGTTGCCCTGAAAGCACAGTCTGGAAAGTATCTGACAGCAAAAGCCCTTGAACAATACAGTCCTAAGCTGTTGAAGCTGCTAACAAACCTCGAAGAAACTCGCAAGTCGAAGGCTGAGTGGCCTAATCAGTTCATCTACTCACAGTATCGTCAGCTGGAAGGACTCGGAGTCTTTGCTGCGATTCTCGATGCTAACGGGTGGCAGCAATACAAGATCACGAACAAGAACGGTCAATGGCAGGAAGATGAGATGGATGACAAGCCATCCTACGCTTTCTTTACAGGCGAAGAGAAGGAGGATCAGCGTGAGATGATGCGACAGATTCTGAACAATCGCTTCGAGAACAGCTTTCCTCCCAGCTTGAAGACGAGCATCGAAAAGCGTGGAAAGAAGTTGCTTTGCCTGCTCATGGCTTCGTCATCGGGTGCAGAAGGTATTACCTTAGCGAATGTTCGTCACGTTCACATCATGGAACCGCACTGGACCCCAGCCCGACACGATCAGGTCATTGGTCGTGCGATCCGTATCTGCTCCCACGCCACGCTTCCACTTGAAGAACGAACTGTCCGTGTCAGCTTCTACTTATCAGTGATTTCGCCCGCACAGTCAAAGGGTGCAGAAGGTCCGAACATCGCAGCTGTCCGCAAGTCCGACGTTGAATTGAAGAGGTATGAAGGCGATCCGCCTGTGGAAACGTTCATGTCCACAGATGAATACCTGTATGAGAAGGTGTATGAGAAAGATAAGGTCAATAAGCGTATTTCAGTGTTGCTGAAACAGTCGGCGGTTGACTGCGAAGTTCATCGCAAGTTGCACTCTCGCGAGAAGCCGCAGATCTCGTGCATGAGATTCGATACGACTGCAACAGGCGAGGATCTGGCATTCAAGCCATCAATCAAGTCAGAAGAACTTGATGAGACGTATCTTCGCAACATGACCCGCAAGAAGCGACGCCTTCAAAAGTTGAAGATTAAGGGAATTGTCTATTTGATGGATCCCGATTCAAAGGAAATCTTCGACGGCCAGGCATTCGAAGATAACAACCGGTTATTGCGTATCGGAACTAAGATCTCTGAGACGCAGATTAAGTACTGGCTTTGAGATCAGCCAGCCAGTCGGCACACACATCGGCCCAGGACTTGAAGACGATCGACTCCTTCGCAGTTCGCATCGCACCGAGGTTCGTGATCACCTTGTCCATCGCGGCTGCAACATCATCTGCATAGAACGTCGGTGATGAGAGACCGAGCGGCATGCCAGCCGCATGGTAGTAGACATCACGCTTCGGGATAAACTGGGCAACCGTCTTGGGAAGGAAGTTGCTGTACGCACCCACATCCGTAACAACCTGAGGGGCACCCGTATACAGGTGCTCAAGCTGACACAGGCCGAATCCCTCGCCATCCGAGGTGTTCACACCGACGTCACTCATATTGTAGATCTGATTGATTGCATCGTCCGTAAGAGGAGTTGTCGACGTATCAATGATCGCTAGACGCTTTCCGTAGACAGTCGGGTCCAGATTGTTCTGGAGAAGCTGATCATAGAAGATACGCTGGATATCGTAGTAGTTGCCCTTCTGCGGATCAATGCCCGTGACCATGAGCAGGTAGAGCGGCTTCTCCTCGTACTTTGCGAGAATACGAACAAAGCCCATGATCGTCAGGTCCTGACGCTTACGCTGACTGTTGCGATTGGCATTGAGCATAACGAGGGCATCCGTGGGAAGACCGATGTTCTTACGCAGCTGTACACGAGTCTGCTGAGGGAGGCTCGAAAAGACCGTAGGATCCACTGCATGCTCGATGAGCTTCGGAGTCACCGTCACATTGGGATACTCCGTGAACGTCTTCGCCCACGAGTCCGTGAAGCAGTAGACACGATCGGCCGCCTTATTGATCTCGTCGATCAGCTGCGGGGCGATGCCAGTGTAGACCTGATCAATGTAGAGCCACAGCTTGTAGGGAGACACACCCTTCTCATACTTCATCGACTTGATGAAGCGGGCGATGATCATCGGGTCATTGTAGATCATGACCACGTCCGGACCAACCATCTCGAGATACTCGTGAATCTTGTTGAAGCCGAACCCCTCCTCCTTGGGGTCCTCTGCGGCTGCAGCATCATATGCGACAACTCCCTCCGGAACCTTGCGAAGGCTCTTGCGGTCCGCATGACGCTGAAACCCGAAATGAAACGTCTTCACCTTCGGGGCGAGCGTTGCGACCTGCGTAAGAAGATTAGAAACCACCTTAGAATATCCCGTCATCTGATCCACATGAGTGCTAACGAGTACGAACCTCATTTGACTTGTTTCTCTTGCTTCTCTATAAATAGGATGCAGGTCAATTCTGCCCAGGACTATTTAACCGCACAGAAGCGTCGTATCGTCGCTGCAACGTTCACACAGGACCCTCCGCCACTGGGTCGTCGCTATAATTATGTCGTGACTTCAGTTCTCGCGAACAAGGCGTCGCGATATGAGAGGACACCCTACCCCCAGACACTCAGTCTCGCTTCTGGCTCTACTCCTGGGTTAGCGTACACAACTGCAGGCGTTCGTCCTACTATTAACAACTGCTGCATAGTCGCACAGGGGGCGACCCCGTTGGGTGGTTCATTGGTCTAAACATTCAACGTGCGTAGATACAAATGCCTGGCGGCTTGATACAGCTTGCACAAGTAGGGGCACAAAATCAGCCCATCAACGGCAATCCGTCGATGACTCATTTCAGGGCAGTGTATCGTCGACACACGAACTTTGCCATGGAATCGATTCGGATGGCGTTTTCGTCCACGAATCTAGACTTTTCATTTACATCGACTAGGACACTCTCGTGTCGCATCGACCGGTACGCCCAGCTTCTCCACGATACGTATTTAGTGTTGACACTTCCCGACATCTACTCGCCCATGGTTTCGCTGGGAACGAATACCCCACCTAGCGGATATGATGGCCGTTGTACCGCACTGGGTTACGAGTTCCAGTGGATCAAGAACATTGGATACAATCTGATTGACCATGTTGATCTTGTGGCGAACGGTGTCGTGATCCAGACCCTTCCCGGAGAGTGGCTCAAGTTTTACTCTTATTACACCCATGACGCAGCGAAGAGGAAGGTTGTCGATCAAATGGTTGGAAACGATCCCGCGTTGTACGATCCCGCGAACGCATATGACCGGGAGAACCAGTATCCTCATTCGGTGACTCCTAAATCAGTGCCATCTACGATGCCGTACACAACCACTCCAGAACCCTCGATCCGGTCTCGTCAACTGGTAGTTCCTCTCCATTTCTGGTTCTCCGAGAATCCGGGACTGGCGTTGCCTCTGGTATCGATGCAGAACTCTGAAGTGTATATCAACGTCGTTCTTCGCCCGTTGAATCAGTTGTACACAGTGATTGACGTAAACCCTGCGAATGTTGTTATTTCGATTAGCAGTGTGGTGTCAGCCGGTTCATATGTAACTATCACGACTCCTACCCTACATAACTTCAGCGTAGGTACAACAGTGACACTCCAGGGATTGACAGGTACCGCAGTCTTTCTGAACGGGACCTATTCGATTGCAACCGTTTCCTCTACGAAATCCTTCACCATTCTATCAACGACTGCTGTCGCGGCAAACGATCAGACAAATCAGCCGACTGCAACTGTGGGTGGTTCGACAAACCCAACCTATGGTCAGCGTATTCAGCCGACTGGATCGTTTCCAATCGGCTTGTTCTTAACGCCTCCGACTACAGCAGGTGTTTCAAGTAACCCGACCGTTACGTCGTTCTATCCTGATCCGTATCTGGAGGGAAACTTCATATACTTAACCGACGCAGAGATGAACCAACTCGCTGCGGCGGATCAGACGTTCCTTCTGAAACAGATCCGTTATGTGTCGGCCGAAGGTCAGTATGGTGCGAACTCAGACATCGAGATTCCATTCCACAATATGGTCACCCGCGTTGTCTTCTCTGCCAGGCGGTCTGACAAGGTTCTGATCAACGACTGGGACAATTACACGAACTGGGATAACACGAAACGTGCACCGTTTTCGGCAATCACGAACTCGGTCGGAGATCTTCTTTACTCGTCTGGTCAAAATCAGATCTCGTCGGTCTACCCTCGCGATGCCCTTGTCAACGGTAACCTATTGTTTGATGGTAACGAGCGATTCACAACAAAGCCAACCTCCTATTTCTCTCTGATTCAGGCATACAAGCACACAACTGGACAGGCACCGTCTGATCTCCCGGGCGTGTACATGTATTCATTCGCACTGAACAATGACCAGTATCAACCAAGTGGTGCAGTCAATGGGGCTGGCTTCAATAAGGTCGCCTTACGAGTCACGCTTCAGCAGCCTCTTCCTACGGCAGTCGGGGCTTCTTCTCAGCAGGTCGTATGTATTCTTAAGTCGACTGCATTCAGTCAGAATCCAGTTGTCATTCCTGCCGGTAATCAGAGTCTCTACACACCCGATCAGTTATTGACAGTTGTTCAGACGATTGCGAATAACAATATCATCTTCTCCTACACCTACAACGTGGGAGTCTACGTTGAGTCGATTAATTATCTCCGCATCGTGAGTGGACTGGCGAATCTCGTGTTTGCTTCATAATAATGGGTGACACTACGATCGTAAGTGCCGTATATGTGGTAGGCACACAATCGATTGATGTTGCCGACATCATTGAAGAGATTCGTTCGAAGAACTATGGTGAGATCAATCTACCCATCACGAAACTTGACGCTGATTTGCGGAAGGATAACCGCATTGCGTTAGCCGCAAATGATCCGACGCTTGCATTGACTCCTCCGCGAATCACGGTGGAGTACACCGATGAGCGAGGTGCATGGCATACCATTAGTGCAACTCTGACAGAGACCCTTAAGATTGGACAGCGTTCGACATTTGGAACTCTCATTCAGAAGCCGTTTGATGCCTTGTGGCAGGTTGCGATGACTGTCGGAAAGGGTCAGATGATCTTTGTGATCGCAATGGGATACGCATTGGTCGTGTTGTGGACCTACAAGCAATGGGAATACATGCAGGAGCCGTTCAAACCAATGGTTGGATCTGTCGGAAACCCTGGAATCATGGGCGAAAACTATGCCGAGAAATTCGGTCCTCTTGGAAAATGGATTGCACTGGCCATCTTCACTATTTTTGTCGGAGGCGAGTTCTTGTCTGAAAAGATTGCGAAGTTCTTCAAACCAACTCAGCCATGGGGATACTCGTGGGTCACGAAGCTCTTTCCCACGATCATCTCCGCATTCGCACCTATCTATGGGTTTGTGACACAGTTCATACTCTGGGTCATGATTGTTAAAAATATACCCAAATAAACAATGATCGAACCCCAGTGGCTTATCGTCGGAGTTCTGACTGGGCTAATACTCGGAACGGTCTTTATCCCACCAACTCGAAAGAGCATGGGAGTGCCTCGACCGGGGGACTCGGAGACATTCTTCACAGAAACAGGATGTGTTCGATTTGAAGCCGTTGAGGTGCCGTGTACAGCCGAGCCCGACTCACTGAATCTCCTCGCTGCCCATAAGTAATGAAGGTGCCGATCACCAATGTTCTTCACCGTGGTGCACCGTTTTTCTCCTTCATCATTGGACTGGGGATTGCAGTGTTATTGTTTCACCGTGACTACGGTGTGATGAAGACTCTGGCGATTCCGATTAAGGAGGCAACGGAACGAGTCATCAAGGTTGATGGAAAGTGCTATCGCTACCGCGTGGAAGATGCCCAATGCGAAATCCCGTCTTCTTCATAAACAATGGAAGGTGCTACTTCTCTCGATTCCCTTCTTCCCAGTCCGCAGGGTCCTCAGTCTGCCCCTCCTGTTTATCCCGAGTCGAGCAGTCCCCAGCCTTCGACCACTGGATTTGTTCCGACGTTTAAGCCGTCTCTCCCGCAGATGACGTTCATGTTCCGCAATCTTCAGCTGTATTTCTCCTTCTTTGTTGCGACAGTTGTGCTGTCCCTTGCTACGCCTCGTAACCTGCTCCTTCAGTATATCCCGTCTGCATACACTGCGAACGGCGTCGTGAGCTACCAAGGTGCGGCAGTGATCGGCGGTGCCTCGGTGGTTCTTGCCCACTTTGTCAACATCGTTATTTCAAGCTTTCTCGGATAAGTGTGAAAAGAACAATGCAGTGCCAGCCTGCGTGGGTGTATCCACGCATCCTTCTCGGGGCTGGGAATCAACTGACTCCTATTTTTACAGCGAAGTATAACATTACCCACGTGGTCAATTGTGCATTTGCAGGCGATTGTCCAGAGTGGTGGAGGAAGAAGCATCCAGGGAACTATGCTGAACTCCATGCGATCGATAGCATGGCGGTCAAGATTCTTGATTGGTATCCCGAGTTCGAGAATTGGATGAGGTTCTTCCTTCGGTCAACGAATGGGACAGTCTTCGTTCACTGTAAGGCAGGCGTGAATCGGTCAGCGTATCTGGTTCTGACCTTTGTGTCGAAGAACTTCGGAATTGACTTCCGTCGTCTATTAGCTGCGGTTCGTCGTCAACGACCTATTATATGTGACAATTCTGCTTTCATGAGACAAGTAGAAGACGAACTATATGGACGTGTTCAGAGTGAGGAAAATAAGGGACACGGGATCAACCTCAATGGGAACTCTTGACTCTGTCCATCAGGACATTATAACCGGATTGCGAGATGTGAAGTCTCGAACATCTGAGCTTGAAACAGAAGCAGCTGAGTTGCGAACTCGTATTGAAGCCTTGAAGTCTTCAAACGATATTGTTGACGTTGTTACCTGCTCGAACTGGGAGACACGTCTTCGCGATATCGAACGCGAAGTCGCCCAGACGAATCCGTTGGAAGACTATTACATGAAAAACATGGACATCCTGATGGATTATTACAAACGTCCGGATGCCGTGGCTCAGCCCACACAGAATCCAAAGGATACGACGTTCATGAAGTTCTTTACCGCTGCTTCCCCCTCCGATGGAGTGTCTAAGAAGCAGATGTTTGATGAGTACGTGACTCGTATGAGGTTGTCAACCGTTCCCGAGGTGACGCAGCAGATGACGGAACACTGTAACGCATGCAACGTTGCCCGCGAAGAGATCAGTTCGGAGGGAATCCTTGTCTGCCCGCGATGTGGGTCCGAAGAGTATTCGCTTGTCGTGTCTGACTTCCCTTCGTTCCGTGATCCTCCGAAGGAGCGTAACAATTACGCCTACAAGAAGATCAACCACCTCAATGAGATCCTGAATCAGTTTCAGGCGAAGGAGTCGACCATGATTCCAGAGGAGGTGATGAACGAGGTTGTACTTGAAATCCGTAAGCGTCGCATCAACAATATTGCTGATCTGACGGAGAAGGAGATTCGCGAGATCTTGAAGAAGCTGGGACGGTCCAAGTATTACGAGCATGCAGCCCACATTCTGTCGCGGTTAAACGGTAATCCACCACCCACCATCACGCCCGAGATTGAGGAGAAGATCCGTGCGATGTTTCAGGAGATCCAGGCACCGTTCTTGCTCTACTGCCCGAACGACCGCACGAACTTCTTGTCGTACTCGTATATCCTTTATAAATTTATGGAACTTCTCGATCTGGATCAATATTTACCATATTTTCCCCTACTGAAATCACGTGATCGGTTGATCGCCCATGATCAAATTTGGGAGAAGATTTGCCTCTACCTGCATTGGCAATTCATCCGTTCTGTGTAAAATCCGTTTTACGCATGTCTTCGCATTCATCTGTTAGTTTTTTGATGAACTCCCACAGCTTAACTTGCTGTTGTGCATATATCTCAATGCCACGAATATCCTTCACTACATTCTCCTCGTGAAATTTCAGAAATGAAATCCACATCGTATCAGTGGCTAGATTTGGTTTCCACTCCAGTAGGGTCTTATTTCCTTTCTGTTGATTGCATTTTCCGCAACACGGAACTAAATTAACTGGGTGGTTCCCATAACCAGTATATTCTCCATTCCTAATACGAGGATGAAAATGATCAGGTGCATTGGCTTTCTCAGTCCTACAATACACACAAATTGTCTTGTCTTCTCCAAGAATCTCATGCATTTTATTCATAAGTTCTTGATCAACTTTGTATTCACTTGAACTATCGACAGTCGCAGCTAATTCATAGTTTAGTGTAGACCTCCTGTTCCACAGTGTATTTGGATCCACAGTTCTTCCTCCTCCGTACTTTGGACACTGTTTGCTAGAGCGATTATGACCCGATTCATTGCATGCAGAACAAACCATTTCAACTGGAGTAGTAGTACTCTTGGTTTTATAAATCCGTTTTACTCCCGATCGCTCGGCAGACTCATCAGACCATACAGCACCACGAAGAACACGAGGGTATGAAGCATGAATCCAAACGCCGTAGGGCACCCATTGTTTGCGACACCCGCAATAAATGAGTTCACGAAGCGAAAGGTCACCGGATTCGCCACAAGAAAGAACGCAAGAGCCGAGTACAGTGAGTACTTCAACTTCAATCCCTCAGACTTAACTGCCATTTGTTTGTAGTTAACTATTTTTAGAACGGCAAGCCGTGTCCAAACAGAAGCATGTAGACTAGAACACACGCTGCGATCAGAATGCTCCTGCTTTCGGCCAGAACGGGCGTCTGTTTCAATCCAAACAACATAATCAAATACAGGACAAGTCCAATGACTGTTGAGTGCATGACCATCGTCCAGTGTGTCTCCATTTATACTAGGCCGACGTAAAAAACGGATCTACATAAGTCAATTCATAAGGAATGTACCATGTTCCGTCTATTCATCTCTTTCCTTCGCCACTGATTCAACCTGCTCTACCAGTTTCGTAATGAACCGATCCAGTCTCGCATGATCATCAAATAATGCCCGCAACTCTGCTGCGGCGGGCATTATTACGAAGACCCGTCTTCCGTGTAGATAATGTTTCCGTACGGCGGAAGCATCTTAACCGGTCGCTCCGGGGGAATCGACGTCGGCGTGAACCTCTCGCGGATAAAGAACGAAAGGACCGCACACAGAACTAAAAACGCAAGGGCGTACTTGAACCACTTCCTCATTGTGTTGAGGTTGGAATATTTCTAAGAAGTAAGCAATGAACGCACAGCAACTGAAAGAGTATGTCGATGCGAAGATCGTAGAACTCAGACAGAAGAGTGGTCCAGTGTTGGTCGTAGATTTAAAGGACGCGATCAACGAGATCGTTGAAAAGACAACAGAAATTGCGAAAACAATGCCTATCATTGTTCAGTTTGAGATCGCACGTCTCGTTGATTCTGTTATCGGTAAGAAGAAGGGTGGTCGGCTGATGTCTAGGAAGTACTGTAAGAAGACTCTGTGTCGTCGCATGGGGTTCACGCAGAAGGCAAGTTGTCGTCCCTACAAGAACTGCTACACGCGTCGCCGTTAATACAGGGTGGTGTTACCCGCCGGAGTCGTAAACTGGCGGTCACCCGACGCAGACGGGGAGGTAGGCGGAAGCTTAACCGGCTTCGCAGCCTCCGCCGTCACTGAAACAACTAAGCCAAAC